AGGATGGTGATGCCTCGGTGGCACACCCTGGCGTGGTCCGACGTGCAGGTCTCCTGCAGCACGCCCGGCAGCGTCCCGGAGCGGTTGTTCTCGTAGCTCCCTGCGTCGGAGGTTGCCCACTCGGGGGTTCCTGTGTAGCTGGAGTTGTCGACCTCGACGCGGAGGGTGTTCTCGTAGGCGCCGTTCTGGTTGTTGGGCTGCACGGCGCTGCCGGGGTTGATGTACGCGGCGGCCTGCGGGTCGATGTTCACGAACATGCGCCGCGTCTCCCAGCCGCCCATGATGCGGTTCAGCACCACCGGGCCGGACTGCTCCTGGACCCACCAATCGCCGTTCGGTGCGGCCCACATGGTGCCCACCGTCTCGCCGACCTGGAGGGAGTCCGTGACGTTGGAGATGTCGCCGCTCTTGAGGCCCACCACGCCGGAGTCGAGAGCCGTGACGTCGATGCCGGAGATCTGAAGGCCGGTCGCCTGTCGCAGTAGGTTGGCTGCGGTCGGGATCTCATTCACGCCGAAGTCGTAGCCGGGAGTTGCGTCAACCATTAGAAGCGATCCGTTCCAGACGTCTTACTCATGTTCGACTCACCCGCCAGCATGAAGACCAGCTTTGCCTCCGCCGTCACCGACGCGAAGCTCTCCGCCACCTGCGCGATCACCACCGAGGTGTTCGTCATGGCCGAAGTGTCCGAGATACTGAGGACCGAGTGCGGGTCGCCGTCCGAGAAGTGGAAGCCCAGTTGGACCCGGCCTCCGGGGCCGTTGCACCCGGAGCCGTTCACGAGCGCAGTGGCGAAGCCGCAGTCCACCACCACCGCGTACTGGCCGTCCGTGTTGGTGTCCGTCGAGATCATGGCGGGGCCAATGAACTCGGCGTGCGTGAGGTGGAAGGTCTCGTCCATGGTGGTCGGCACCCAGCCGTAGTCCCCGTTGCCGGTGTTGACCGGCCCGTCCGTCTGCGCGGTGGCGCACATAATCAGGGACCACCGCTCCTGCGATACGTCCTCCGTCATGGCCCACTCGGAGGCCGTGGTGTTCGGGCGGAGGCGCTCGTACTGTCCCCAGCCCCAACGGCAGCGCACCATCTGCTCCCGCCGATCGCTCATGGCCATCCACTGGAACTCGCTCTGGTTCGTGCCGGGCTCAGACGGGAAGTAGTTCCCGCTGTCCACGGGCTCCGGCGTCCATTTGTAGAGCTTCCCCTCGCCTCGGGCGAACCACAGCGTGCCGCGCGTCCTGGAGTCGGTGCTCGGCGCGTCGGTCTGCGAGATCACGAAGTCGATCGGCTCGCCCTCGAATTCTTCGGCGCCGAAGTTGGTGATCGTGGTGCCCTGGACGAACGCGGTCAGAGCCTCCTCGATTTTGATGCGGGCGCCGTCTGCCGGCAGAGGGCCCGGAGTGATTTGGATTGCCATTAGGTGTCGTTCGCAAATTCGTCCGAGAGTACGTGGCCGTTCACCTCACTGAAGTAGATGAAGGGCCGGCCAGATTCCGTTGCACCCGAGGTCGTCATGAGACGGATCTGCAGGTGGTAGCTCGGCGGGATGTCCGAGAGGTTGAAGGTTTGGCGGCGGATCGTCTCGTCCGAGGATACCCACGGGAGAGCGTCGACCGCGAAGATGATTGAGTCAGCGGTGCCCACGACGCGCATGTCGGTCACCACGTTCCACGGGCCCTGGTCCGCACGGTACGCCACCTCCAGCGCGGAGGTCTCGGCCGAGGACAGCTCGATCGTGAACTTATCCCACCGCTTCTTCCGCAGGGGCTCCTGCAGCGTGTAGCTCCGCGACTCCTCCAGCATCTGGGGGCGCGTCGGGTTCGTCACGTCGGTCGAGGGGTCCAGGTCGCCCGAGAAGAGCGAGTAGACCATGTAGCTGTGGTTGCTCACGTCCGTCTCGGCCTGCGTGACCGAAGTGTCGCCGGCCGGGATACCGCTTTGCATCCACAGCCGGTCGACGGTGTTGACCTTGAAGCTCGACAGATCGCGGGCCTCCCACGAATGGAGCGTCCACGCCTTGCCGTCGATGTCGTAGCGAAGGACGTGGGTGTTATCGATCGCTCCATCCAGGGGCACTGCAAGGTGGTAGGCATTGTCGAAGACCGCCGCCACTGCCCTGTGCGCCTGTGTGAAGTTGATACGATCCACCCACGCCTTGATTGGCCACGAAACCGGAAATCCTGCGCCCGTCTGCACGTCGTTCTCGGCGCGCTGGAGGGAGCGCACGCCGTCGTTCGCGAGGAAGAAGACGTCGCTCTGCCCGGCGCCCGGAACCCAGACGGCGCTCTTGGTGGCGATACAGCCGACGCCCCGCGAGAGCACGCGGATCGAGCTATTGATCGTGTCGAGCGCGTCCCCTGCGCCGGGGATGATCGCGCTGTCGGTGCCCCAGCGTGGCGTGAACAGGAAGACGGAGTCCTCCTTGAAGATCCACAGCTTGGGGTCAGTGTCGCGGGCCGGGATGATCGCGGTGATCTCGCCACCGAGGCCGGGCTCCACGAGCAGGTTGTTGGTGTCGGAGTAGTCCGCGAGGGCGCCGATCTCCGACCAGCCCACCGTCTCGTCCTCGCCATAGAAGCAGCGGTTCTGGAACACTGCGATCGCCCGGGGAGCCAGGGACGCCTGGGTCTCCAGGCCCGCCTCGATGTCGTAGACCACGAGCTGGGAGCGTCCGCCGAGGCCGACCGTCGTGTCGGTGACGCGCTCGCAGGTCGCCGCGAGGTACGAGAGGTTGCCGCCGCTGCGCCCGAGGATGACGTCATGGAGGAGGCCGCTGACCATCGAGGCAGAGGAAGCCTGCTGCGCCCAGCCGCCGTCGAGGTCTGAGTTGTAGAGGCTGGAGCCCCAGATGGCCACGAGGAATTCGTCGAAGCTGTCGTCCGTGTAGCCGCCCATGCCGCCAGGGACCGCCTGCCCCATGACGCCGCCGAAGCTCTTGGCTCCACGCCGCCGCGATCGGGCGCCGAGGGTGTTGATCTCCTGGTCCTGGACCTGAACGCCCTGAGTCTCCTCGATCAGCCACGGCACGTTGCGCTGCACGGAGCCCCCGTGAAGGGACACCGTCCGCTCTACTGCGCGCTCAGGTAGCTTTTGATTCTCAGGCATCTAGTCCCACCAATGCTCATTTTCGAGGCTCATGTAGCCAGCCCACGGCTCGACGTGGAAGTCCTTCTCGCCGAAGGTCTCCTCCTCGTTCCGCTTGATCGCCACCACTTCGGCGGCTTTCTGCCAGGCGCGCTCGGCAGCCTGGGGCTCGTTGTCCATCCACATCATGTTGCCGGCGGCACGCCACATGAGCGCCTCTTCGTTGAGGCCGGGAGAGATGGGGTCGTTCTCCGAGGTGACGCGGTCGGGGCGCCGGAAGTAGGCGACCTCGAACGTCTGGCCGGTCGGGACGGGATGGAACTGGATCTTCCGGTACATGGGCCGCGACTCCCACGACGGGATGCGAGCGATCTGCCCGTCCGCCGAGGTGCCGACGATCACGTCCGCGTCGGTGCCCTTGTCCTTCTGGATGCTGATGACTTTGTTGTAGCTGTGCGCCGAGGTCTGCGTGACTCCGGCGAGGCTGATGGTTTCCTTCGCTTCGTAGAGTTCGAGGGCGGTGCCGCTGGCCGTGGTATCGGAGACGAGGCCCCGCACCTGGACGTTGATCGCCTCGCTCGCGGTGGAGTAGACCTCCAGCGTCGAGCCCTCGGTGATGTCCTTCGCCGTGGCCACGTAGCCCTGGTCGCGCCACTCACAGGCGGCGCCGGTCACTCGCTGGAAGTAAGCGCCGGGGCGCCTACGCTCAAAGAACTCCCCGGGGTCGAGGGGACGCGAGTTGGTCTTGTCACCAATCCGAATCACCTTGTTCACCCGGTCGGGCAGAATCAGGTACTCCGACGCTGCGTAGAAATCCTCCTGCCGCTTCAGCGCGTCCCACGGCACCTGCGAGGCATACCACTGCATGGCCTCGTCGATGCTGTCGAGAGCGCGGGTACGGTGCGAGGGATCGACACGGTCAGCAACGCGCTGCACCCGGTCGATCAGGTCTTTGATAAGCGTAGACGCCACGGCTCACTCCTTGGTTTTAAGACTCGGCAGGAGGCACGAACTCCTCTTGCGCCGGCTCAGGGACCGCCTTCCCGTCTGCCAGACCGAGTTTGTTAATCCAGTCTTGGGCGAGGCTGCGGACGTCGAACCGTGCGCTATTCAGGCGCATCTGGCTACTCCGCATCTCGCTCTTCGCCGGCACGTTCACCGCCTGGACGAGCATTTCCGCCGCAGCGTCATACCACTCATCACTGACGGCCCCGTTCTCCGGGAGACCCGGGAGGTGGGGGAACGCCGACTGTCCGATGGTCTCTGCCAGCGCGCCGTAGCGGGTAGCGAGCACGACCATTCCGTTCGCTTGCGCCTCCATCGCGCTCATGCACGAGATCTCCGGGAACCGCGTGGGGTACAGCCACACGCCGCTCTGGAGCTGGAGGCCCTTCATCTCCTCGAAGCCGACCCGGTTGAGGGAGACGGCGCCAAGTTCGTCGAGCGTCGCGTGAATCTTGCGCTCGTATTCGTCCATGCTGACGTCACGCCCCAGGTCCGGGATGTAACGGTGGCTGCCCTGAGCGAAGACCTTGCGGGCCCACGGGGTGACGCCGTAGGTGACCACGAGGGAGATCTCGGGGTCGATCTTCTTGGCGCGCTTCACGACCTCGCAGGCCGTCAGGAGCCCGCGATCAGGCGAGCTGCAGTAGAGCACCTGCTTGGCGTTGCGCTCCGGGAGCTTCTGGCCTTCCTTGACGGGCTCGATCGCGTTGCGGGCGACCCAGATCTTCTCCTCGGGGATGGCGTCGAGGATCGGCACCGTGTGGAAGTTGCTCTGGAACTGGACCAGGTCGGCCATCTCCAGGACGTCCAGGGTGTACCGGCTGGGGTCTTGGACGTCGTGGTTCCAGATCACGCGCTTGCGTGCCGGGCACATGACGCTGACCGCCGCCTCCGGGGAGCGCCAGAACACCATGGTGTCGCGGCGCCGCTTGACGTCGAACTCGCTCCAGTGGCGCCAGTTCACGCCGGTCTCCTCCGACACGCCCCGGAAGTTCGAGGGCACCTCGCCGTAGACGTTGACGTTCACGAGCCCGGTGGCCTGCAGGGCCTCGCCGAGCATGATGACCATCTTCTCGCTGCCGCCGGTGCCGATCTTCCGGTTGAACGGGCCCCAGTCCTCGCCGCTCCCACCGCAGTAGAAGTTGATGTCGGGCTTCTCCTCGCGACCCTCGGGCGGCTCGATCTTGCCGATGCCCGCCTTCTCCAGGCGCGGAGGCACGGCCATCAGCTCGTCGCAGATCTGGTAGGCGACGCGCTTGGCGTCCATGCCCTGCGGGTAGCGGGTGCTGCGGGTGATCGCCGAGACGGCGCGGTAGATCTCGTCGCCGGCCAGGTTGTTCTGGAAGTAGCCCATGAGGCGCTTCGCCTCGGGGTTGTCAGGGCGGAAGGCGTAGGCGCGCTCCATGCACTGGAGGGCCAGCTCGCCCTGCCCGACTTCCTTGTAGCAGTGGGCCGCCACGACGTGCGGGTGGTACTGGATCTGCGTGGGGTCGTGGCTGAAGACCTGGTCCTTCGGGAGCTTCATCGCTCGCCCGATCTCGTACCAATGCACGGCGGGCTGGTAGCGGTGGAGCGCGCCGTAGACGCGGGCGAGGCCGAAGTAGCCGCGCGGGTCGTTCGGCTTCAGCTCGACGCACTTGAAGTAGCAGTCGAGGGCGTCGAACGGCCGCTTGAGCCGGGGGTCCATGAACATCTGGCCCTTGTAGTAGATGGCCGCGTACCGATCGTCGAGGCTCCCCGAGCGGAAGTCGAACATATCGTAGTACGCGCGGGCCTCGGCGAACCGCTCCAGGCCACGGGCGCTGTTGCCGATGTAGAAGATGGTGCGCGGGTCGAGGGTGCCGGCTGCGCGGTCACGCTCGAACTCATCGCGGAGGATGAGGTAGTTTCGGATGTCGCTGATGTTGTGCGGCTTGCGGTCGTCGGTGTGGACGATCTTGGACCTCACGCACTCCAGGAAGCAGACGGGGCCCATCGTGTGGTCGGGGCGCGGGATCGCCGTCTCGTGGCAGTTGCCCTTCCAGTGGAACTGGCTCTTGCGGAAGACCCGCTCGCGCCGCAGCGTGGTGGTGCAGACGCCGTCCTCCCCGAATTCGTAGTCGTAGTCGAGGAAGATCTGCTGCATGGGCGTGGTGCCGAAGACGTAGTTCACCGCTAGGCGGAGGTCGCCCTGGGTCTCCTCGGCGAGGACGTCGTCGCTGTCGATCCAGAAGATGAGATCATTCTTCGACGCCTCAAGGGCGACATTGCGGGCGCCGGCGAACGAGAGTAGCCCCTTGCCGTTGCCGATGTACTTCTCGTACTGGGCATAGAGGTCGTCGTCGAGGTACTTCTTACACAGCGGCCCGTAGTCCACCGAGAGATCCTTGCGTCGGATCACGCGGCAGTTGGGGAAGACCTTCTCCAGGCCCTTGATCGCTTTCCAGTCCGTGTTCGAGGAGCCAGTGTCCACGATCACCATCTCGTCGGCGGTGCCCTTGACGAACAGCGCGGCGTACACGGAGTCGACGCACCGAAGCACGGCCTCCGGGTTTCCTTTGACGATCATGTTGAAAGAGACCGGCTGGTGAGGCGCGTTGGCCTTCAGCATCAGCTCTCTCGTGATGACTGGGTTCTGATTAGGCGGTCGGTTCATCGTGCTCAGTCCTTTCGACTGCGAGAGCGGAATCCACCAGGCATCAGCTTGGGGAACTCCTTACAGAGGATCTTGATGTCGACGTCGTCGGTTCCGAACGCTTCCATGTCCGGTGCGTGCTTGGCGAACACCTTGCGGAGGGAGCCGTAGAGATCGATCGGGAGGCGGAGGCTGACGTAGCCCTCGCCGTTCTTGTAGTCGCCGCCGGAGTGCTCGGACTCCGTGACGTTCTTCAGGTAGTTCATCATGGTGATGGCGTACCGAGGGTTCAGGTTGTACCACGCCTGGGCCGTCGCGCGGATCAGCTCGGTGCGCCGGCGCAGGTCCGCGTGGGAGGCGCCGGGGTTCGTGATGACCAGCTTCCCGTGGGTGCCGAGGCGCTTGCGCTCCTTGACGTACTCGGGCTCGGTGGTCACCTTCGGGGTGGGTTTCGGGGCGTCGGCGGTCAAGAGATCTCCTTGTAGTAGAGCGTTACGAGCAGCGGACCTACAGGGTACTGCGGCTGCTGGGGGCTCATGATCCGCAGGCTGTCCGCTTCCGTAAACTGGCCCCCGAAGTTGAGTTCTGACGTCCCGAAGGGCTCCAGAAGCTCGTGAAAGTCACTGCCTCCGCCGGTGGTCAGGCAGAACTCGATCGGTAGGCTGCGCTCCTTGGACCGGAATCGGACCCGAAAGAGGCGGTAATTCCCCGAGACCGGCGGGTTGGCCTTGCCTCCACCGACCCCAATCTCCACGCTGTGGGTGTTCATGGGGCTCTGGTCTGGGGTGAAGGCCATCAAAGTCCAATTCCAGGAACATCCCGTTTGTAGCCCGTGAGCTTGACGTGGTGATCTACGAGGCCCGCCCCGGTGGCCGTGAAGTCGTCTTGGGCAATGACCGCCAGGTAGTTGCTCGCCCGGCTGTCAAGGACCACGGGCCTACCGCCGAACTGCTCTCCAGAGCGCCAGTGGGCAACGACGAAGTTGTCCCCGGCACCGAAGGAGTTGATGTCCATGCGGTCAACGTGGGAGCCAAGGGCGCCGAGGTCGACTATAGGGTGGCCGCTCGTGAAACTCTCGACCTCCGCGCCTCCGTTGCGGAGCTGGATGTCGATTCCATTGACGAGGGCAGCGGAGGCGCCATAGCGATCGGCGCGCAGGTTGGCGTCGTCGCGAATGGAGAGTTGTACGTGAGTGACGTACCAGATCTCCCCGGGGTCAGGGATGATGGAGAACTCCTGGGGCGTGACGCTGTAGTCGCCGGTGATCGCGATGTCGCTCTGGCCCGTCGCGCCAGATATGCCGGCAAAACGAAACCAGGGCGCGCCGTCGTACATATCCAGCAGCGTCTTCAGGATGCGCTTGTCGTTGGTGTGTCCCATGGTTCTCCCAAAAAAGAAAGGGGGCTCAGGTGCCATTCGCGTCAGCACCCAAGCCCCCAGTGAACTACGCCTGGTTGATGTACGGCACGAAGCCGGTTCCACCCCCACCCCCACGATCGTGATCGTAGAGGAGCGTTGCGTGACCGTTGATCTGGAAGCGATCTCGGAGTCCATCTCGCGAGAGCTGCTCGACGGTCGGAGGCTTGAGCCAACCAACCCGGAACAGATCCGGCTGGATGAAGATGAGAGAGCTGCCAGCGGCAGTCTTCGACGCGGAGTTGAGCTGGTCCTCGGTGTAGAGGATGTCCAGCGAACCGAAGTCGGACTCATGACGCTCGACGACGAGCATCTGCACCTTCTCGGAGGCGTCCACGTTTCGCGTGGTCTTGGTGCTGTACTCGGAAACCGTCCGCTTGAGGAAGGAGTTCACGTAGCACTGCGTGGGTCGAACGCCGAGGCGCTGATCCCGGAAGACCTGCAGGAGGTCGATGAAGACCTCTTCGGTGAGCGTGGTGCCGGAGCTGTCCGTGAAGGTCAGCGTGCCGGACTGGCCGGAGAAGATGTTGAGCATACCGTTGAGCTGACGCGCGGCGTCGGTGGCGCCGGTGATGCTGGAGCCCCGATGGAGCGCGTGCTCGATGTCGTTCATCAGCTCATCGACGCTCTTCGCCACCTGGTAGGTGAACGGATCGCCGGAGTAGTGGCCGACGAGACGCTGCTCGTCAGACACGACACCCCACTTCGCGAACGACTGGACGTGCGAGAAGTGACGGCTGGGCTGGGTGAGCGCAGGGTTCGTCGCAGCAGCGCCTTCGATCTGTGCGTTCAGACCACGGCTACCGAGTTCGTCGGTGAGCTGCTCGACGTAGGTGTTGGAGACGGACTGACTGCCGATCATCGACATGAGCGGGCGCTCTTTCGAGATCAGGTTGGTCACCTCCGCCAGGACGGTTTCTTCGATGGTGCCGCCTTGCGGACGTCCACCACTGTCGAATTCATCCCAGGTTACGAGATTGGCCATTGAGGTTTACTCCTCGGAAAGTTTTGCCCTCCCCGTCTTCAGGCCGATCAGCGCGGCGAGTCCGTCCGTGGAGAGCCCTTTCTCGGCTCCTTCACGGGCGAGTGCGTTCGTCGCGTCCTTGGTGCTCGGGGCACCAGAGGGAAGATCAGCAATCCGCGCAAGCGGACTGAGGGGAGTAGGCGAGCTGGCGGCTTGCTTACGTGCTTCGACCGTTTTCGGCGCCTGCTTACCCGGCGTGCCGAGAATGCCAGCGACCGCAGCGAGAGCGATGGCGGGACCATCGGGATCGAGCTGCAGGGCCTGCGACTTCTGGAAGACGGCATCGAACGTCTTTTGCTCGACGCTGCCCGGCTCCAGAGCCTGCGGGAGGAACTCACGGGCAGCGTCTTGGTACGACCTCGACTGGGCGTCGAAGAGTGCCTGCTGCTGTGCTTCCTGCTGACGCTCCTGCATGACAGGGGCGAGGGCGGCCTGGACCGACTGCTGGACGATCGCTGCGATGTCGACGGGATCTTGGGCCGGAGCCGGTGCCGTCTGGCCTGGCTTACTCTGGCGTCCGAGGAGTTGGTCGACGGGATCGACCTGCGGTTGCGCCTGAGCAGCGGGGCGCGCTGCGAGTTGTTCAACGGTGGCCTGAAGCGAGGTGAGCTGCTCGGTCAGTTGGGCGTTCTGGGCCGCAAGACCGTCAGCGCGTCGCGCTTCGTCGTGTTTCTGGCGAGTGAGCTGCGAGATTCGCTTCTCAACACCGGACTCGGGGGTATCCTCAGATCTCTCTTCGGATTGGGTCATGTGTGACTCCTGCGTGCGCGGCGAGGGCGCGAATGGTGGTTCGGAAGCGGTCGACCACCCTGATTGTCAGGATGTGGTCCTCGGAGCTGCCGCGATTGCCCCGAAGCTCTTGTACGGCCTCGGCTTCCATGTCGTAAAGCAGCTCAGAGAAGAGCCGCTGGAAATCCGGCGAAGAGAAAATGCTCCGAGCCAGTCGGATCTTTTCCTCCTCTGGGATACGTTCTTGGTGTAGTGCCATGTTCTGCTCCTAGACCGGGGGCGGAGGTGCCACTCCGAGCTGGTCGGCCGCGATGGCGCCGGCCTGGGCGATGAGCTGGGCGTTGGCGCTCTGCTCGGGGCTCATGATGATCCGCTTGGCCACGTTGTAATCGACCAGCGTGACCCACTGCCTGAAGAGTTCAGCCCCGTCCACCTTGCCGGCCTGGACCAGCGGGAGCGTGAGCGGGGAGGACATGATGCGTTCGAGAGCCGCAATCTGGAAGCTCCGGTTCGTGTTGGCCGGCGTGCCGGCGGCGCGAATGTCGTAGGAGCGCACGATCTCGTGCTTCCTCGCGATCTTCGGAAGCTCCTCGCCGGTGACCCGGAAGAAGAGTTCAGTCGGGCCGAGGTCGACGAAGAGCTGCCAGATCTTCGTAAAGCTCTTGGATAGCGCAACCTGGAAGATCTTCGCATCCAGGCCGAAGATATTTGAGGAGATCCCCTGAATCGCGTTCACCTCCGCAGCCGTGCGCCGCTCTCCGCGCTGCTGCAGATTTGTCAGCGTCGCATCGAACACACCGACGTACGTCTCCGCCAGCCGCTGGTTCGTCTGCTCCTCCTGCAGGAGTCCGTTCAGGATCGCCAGGTTCTGGGTCAGCGGCACCACGTCCGTCGTGTTGCCCACCGGGATCACGCTTCCGGGCTGCCATTTGATGCTCTTCCGATAGTTGCCGCCCGAGACGCGCATGAGGAGAACCGGGGCGAGAACGATCTGGGCCGCGTCGATGCGGGCGTTGTGGTAGGCCGAGACGATCTTCTGCAGCGGGCGGAGCATGTCCGCGATGCCACGGTTGTCGACGGGACGCGGCGCGGCCTCGAAGGGGTACAGCGTGACGGGCCACGTCTCGAAGGGGTAGGGGAAGTCGAGGATGGTGAGGACGAGCTTCTCCTTGGGCGCGTACCACAGGATGCACCGCTCGCGTTCGCCATCGCCGTTGAGGTCGAGCTTGC